ATTGATAACATAGAATTAAAAATAACTTACACCTACATTAATCCTCTTGAAGAAGACGCTCAAGAAATTATAGATGATATTAATGAAGACATTGCCGATACAATAGATGACATAGATTGGGAAGAGGAAGAGTATACATGGGATGACTCTTGGCAGGATGACTACTCTTGGGAAGAGGAATACACTTGGGAAGATGATTTTTATTTTGAGGAAGAGTATGATACTTCATGGGATGAAGGAATAGTATTTGAAGAGTTTGAAGTTTTTGAAGAGTTTAATGATACTGTAAATTTTGAAGAAATGCCTACGATGGAAGAGGTATTTTTTGAAAACGAATACATGGAACCTCCAATGATGACGGAGGAAATATTCGAGGAAGAATTTGAAGAAGATTTTACATCATTTCTAGAAGAATCCGGAATGGAAGAACAGTTCATGGAATTTCTAGAAGAGGAAGGAATGACACAAGAAGAGTTTTTTGAAGAGATAACCGAGGAGGAGTTCGATGATGAATTTACTGAGGAATCTTTTGAAGAGTTTGAGGAAGAGTTTACAGAAACAGAAGCAATTGAGGAAAGCCCACCAGAGATTGTTGAAAATGAAGAAGAGGCGATGGAACCAGAAGTAGAAGAAGAAGAACAAATAGCTACAAATGATACAGCAACAGAGGACACAGCGACAGAGGACACACAGGAAGAGGACGAATCCAGTAGCGAAAGCACTGAGGAATCCGAAGTACAAGCAGAGGATAGTGAGGAACAAGACGGTGTACAGCCGGAAGGACGAGGAGACATGGACTCCGACAAAGGGATTGCTACAGATGTTGCAAAAGTAGAGAGCAAATTAAAACAAAACTTAAAAAAAATAGCTAAACAAATAGCACAGGCAACAAAACAGAACACTCAAAATTTATCAAAAGAGGATATATTTTTTAAAGATAATAATACTTTAGATGCATATAAAAAGATGGCGTTTTATTCCGCCAAAGACATATATAAGAATGCATCAATGGGATTATTTATACAACTGGATTTATCTCCCTATACGGGGGATATATATTTAGGTACAAACTTAAATGCGTACACAAAAGATGACCCGATTGAAATACAACGAGTTAAATTGTTAAACATTGAATCAACAAAGCGTAAGCTGATAGCTGAACTGGAGGCACTTAGACAATGAAAATTATAGATAAACTTAGTACATATGCAGCACTGATTGGTGTTGTATCAGCTATTGGTGGAGGATTTTATGCGTGGGGTGAGTTTAACACACGGCTCTCCGCAATAGAAAAGAAGCCCCCAATTAATTTAACACCATTAAAAAATGGATTAGGGGAAACAAATAAAAATCTAAGTGAAGCTAAAATTGATTTAATTGATAGGATTAAGAGGGTTGATGACAAAATTAAAACAACAGACTTAACTGACGTTTACGCAAGAATTAGCGAAGTTGAAACTAAAATTAAACCAACTGATTTAACTAAAGCCTATGCAGAGATTGCAAAGGTGCGAGAAGAGTTGGCATCATTAAACATACCAAACGAGGTAGACTTAAAGCCAGTACTTAAAGCACTACAAGAATTAGAAAAGCAAGTTGCAATTGTATCTAAGGAAAATGAATTACAGGATATAATGATTGAAGAAATAAAAATGAAAGCTAACAATCCACTAGCAAATAATTAACAGGTACTCCATACCTATAAAAAGCCCTAGTCTAACTGGGGCTTTTTTTATTCCTCAATGTCTGATTCTTCTTTTTTACCGAACACGGGGGAATAATTATCTCTCATTGCATCTTCCCTAAAATCTTCTAGTTCAAGTTGTTCTTCTGGTGTTGTTAGTGTTTTTGGACTAGTCCCTGCCTCTTTTTGAACCTGTGCAATAGCAGTAGATATCGGCCCTCTCTCACCTTCAACAGTTTCAGTTACTTCCTCCCCATTTACAGTGGTGTGTCCGTGTGTTAGCAAAGAATAAAAATCTTTGTTAGCTAATTGTACATGAGATTTATCATCATATACAACAACCCATGTTCTAATCGTATGTCCCAATGTTGTTATAATATCCCATTTTTTAAAGGAATGTACTGTCTTTACAGGAACAGTTCCTTTTGTTAGATACTCTAACATCTTTCCCTTGGTTAGAACAGCAGAATCTTCATCTTCAAACTGTAATTCCCATACCTTATCCTCATGTGCATGGGTGTCTGGATTCGTACCGCCAGAATCATTTTGTATTATATTTTTAATTGTTTTTGTCATCCTAAATACCCTTTTACATCTTTGATATCCCTTTCAAAGAGATTATCAATGTATTTAATCACGTTTTCATACCTAATTGTATCTACGTAATTCTCGTTCCACTTATCCATGTGTTCACGAAACTTTTCGGGAGGACACGTCCATTTTTCTGAAAAGAAGTTGCCCGACTTGTCAATGCCAAAATATAGTAGCTGTAGAACTGCTTCATTTTTGTTTGGTATCTTTTTGTCCACCATTTTTACCCTCTATTTCTGGCAAACTTCCCAATAATTGTATTAAATTATAAACCTCAAGGTAAGGTTTACTACTCAAATATTTCAGTAAAATATTTAATTGTTCATTCGTTATTTTTTTCATATTTTTTCCTCCAGTTCATCCATGACCTTGTTCAGGGATTTAACGTATTCCTTTGTAATTCGTCCCCGTTTTTCTCCTTCCGATTCTTCTCTCGGTTCTTTGAATTTAATCTCACCGGCTATCGCCCCATACGCAGCCATGTCAACATATGTATCTACACTAACATCACCAAGCTTTGTTCGTGCTATCTTTAACAGGCACATCATAATCGCTACATCGTGTGCAGAAATTTTCATATCCTTGTACGCTGACCATAATTTCGCTATGTTCTTGTGATTGTCAACCTTATCACCATAATCCGTGTGCCTCTGACCTGCGACTAAACTTTCAGCTTTCACTAGGAAATTTTTTGCTATTTTCTCCATTCGCCCCACATTTTTTTTTCATTTTCATCCTTAACTAGACTAGTTATCATAATTCAACATTTTCCTTCATAAATAATTCTTCTAGAGGTATTAACACACAATTAGAAACACCTCTATCGCCTATCATCCTACTATGCGTTGGCTTATATTTTTCTACTATCCTCTTTAGTTTTGGAACTTCAAAAATTAATTTACAATAATTCCCCGTACCATTTGATAAAATATGAATCCAAAAATCAGATTCCGTTTTATCAATGCCACTAGGCTTTCCATTGCATTCATATTCTATGGCAATGTTACCTGTTTTCTTCCACCAGTCCCTCTCAGTCTTAACTTCAATCTTTTTATTGTGAAACATATCGTGAACTTGCTGTTCCCGTAACTGTCCGTACTGTAAATCCAAATCAAATTTAGTGTTTTTTACCATTGTTTCTCCTCGGTTTAAATGGAATGACGTTGCTTTTTAGAACTTGATTTTTTAAACCATGCATATTTTCCCTCAACATAACTTCTTTTCCAATTTCAATCAAATCCTCTTGATGTTTTACAGACATTTCACACAGACCTCTCATCATGAAATATAATTCATTAATAGGTTTTACCATTTTATCAACACATATTATGTTAAATTGGTCTTCACCTAAAGGGGACATTATAACATACATCCTATTTTTGGGTAGTACTATTTCTTCTTTCTCAACCATTTCCAACTCACTATGCCTCTAAACAAAGCATAAATTCTTGATATTATTTTAGCCATATATTAGGAATCCTATTATCAGCATACAGAAAATTATGCCTATCACACCAAACGGCATAAGTAGTCTTACTGCCTTTATATATTTTCTTCTTTGAATTTGGGAAGATAAATCTAACATCCAAAGACGAATTTTGCTCTTTAACAAGTAAATGCTTAACTCTATCTGTGACATCTAAATTTCCTTTCAATTCTAAATAAAATCCATAATCCATTAAATAAAAATCTGGAGTATAGGATTTAATCGGTACAATGTATCTAAATTTATCTTTTTCATATTTATATTTAA